TTGGTGACAATATCCATGAACATCTACTTCCATTTTGTAATGTGCCTGTGTATGGAAGAACTCTATCATTATGAATGAACCTATAATTAGTAAGTTGGAATAGGTAACAGGATGAGTAATAACTTCTAATATTTTTTTCATACAAATATTCTAGCATAAAAAAAGACCCTTGCAATGCAAGAGTCTTGGGTTTGTTCCTTTTGCAGAGACCGCACGATAAGGTCTCAACAATATTTAGAAGTTGAACTTAGCACCAATCTTAGCACCCCAGTTCTTCTGGTCATCATTGTTGACTTCAGTTGTGATAAGTGATAGTTCACCATAAACACCTAAAGTTTCTGTTGCTGCATATGAAGCACCAACCTTACCAGAGATCTCTCCCTCAGAACCATCTGTTCCATCAACTGCAACTAATGCAGGACCACCTTGAATGTAGTATCCAAGTTTGCCTCTTGTTCCTTCATATCCAATATGGATATCTGTAGTTGCTCCAGAATACTCGCCATCTGGATATGAAACATTAGATTCAACGTTAACGTATGGACCTGCAAAAGCAGATGTAGCGATGAATGGAGATGCAGCAACAGCTGCTAATAGAGGTTTAAACATTTTTTTATTGTATTGTCTCGCATGGGCATTAAAATAACCCTTGCGGATGGTAGCTTTCCCGACATGGAAAACTTTTTACATCTACATAGGGTTACGATCTTTCGAGTCCTTTGTATAATGTTATTTATGTCAACTGTCACATGTGACAGTTATAATATATCTGATCTTTAACATTTTGTCAAGTTTATTCTTTGAGTGAGGATTCCACTATCCTTCCAAGATAAGGATCATAGTCCATCAAATGATCTATGGTGGTTGAAGCACCATTCTGACTCCAGTAAGCAAACTGAGCTTCATAGTTACCCTTATGAAAGACATCAATATGCTCTGGGTGTATTGATGAACCCATCTCTAGTTTGTATAGAAGAAGAGGAATAGTGTATGTGTTACCAGAATTGTATAGAAGATCATCAGCAACTGCTCTAGGTTTGACACCATTATCTAATCTATACTTGTCTTCCCCTCTCCAGTGAAGTCTCATCATCTTCTCTGCATGATGTCTGCTGATGACATAGCAAGCAGTAGAGAACTCATTTACAAATCTCTTATGTATTCTTAGATTCACATCACCTGTACATATCACTGCTATCTGAACTAGATCCCAATCATAAGGAACCTTTGCCATGAAATCATTCCAAGTAAAGTTCCAGTAACTTACTAGATCTAAACTACAATCATCTTCCATCATGATTGCATATGGACTATCAGATGTATCTAACCAATGTCTGATTGCTTTTAGATGTGATGTAGTGCAACCAACCTCACCACTTGACATGTGATCAGGATATCTACCCTTTAATATATCACTCAGGTCATCTTCTCTACCATCATATGCAGAGATTCTTTCAAAGTTTTCTACTTCCCAATACTTAAACTGAGCCTGCATATACATCCATCTTTCTGGTTGTTCATCCAGATTGATACAATATACAGGACCAAAGTTTTTTAATTTATATGCTGCTTTGTTTCTATCCATGTAGCAATTCCATTATGTCTATTGTAGGAAACCATCCTAGTTTTGTCAATTGAGTGATATCAGCACATAAACTATCTGGTTCATTTGGAGTGTGATCTAGTATGGGAAGATCACTCTTACCCATTCTCATAGCAAGTTCAAGAACAGAATAATTTTTACCTGTTCCTATATCTAATACACCTCTAAATTTATCAGGTATGAGATAACAGATTGCTCTTGCTACATCATGCACATGAATCCAATCTCTTCTATGTCTTGTGATATACTTTGCAGTTCCTTGTTTTAACATTTCATATAACATATCATCTCTACTACCTTTCTCTGCCCATACATTAAAGAATCTCATACCTACACTATTATCAGGTGCCATAAATTCATTTACTTTCTTTGTGATGGCATATGGATTCTGCCACCATCCATGAGCACCAGCAGAACTAGCATACAATAATCTAATATTATTTCTACCACAATAATCAAATAATCTTTTTGCCTTTACTACATTATTATCCCAAAACTTATCTGGATCTTCAACACTATCTCTCAGAGCAGCATATGCAGCAAGATGAATGATGACATTATATTTTACACCATTACATGCAATAAATCTTATGATATCACGAACATCATCTGGTTTATCTAAACCATCAACTTTATAACCTGTTTTTGTAAGATGTTCATAGACATGGCTACCAATAAAACCTTTATGTCCAGTAACTAAAATTTTCATTTGTCATTAAAGAAATCATCACATTGTATTGCTTTATCATCTATAAAGAAATCAGCATGTGGTTTACCTAGTATCAACTCATGATATTTACATCCCCAATCCTTTAGTTGTTTCTCAGTGAGATCAAACAAAAGGGCAGATGCTTTCACACTTGCATCTGGACTATCACAAAATCTACCCATTCCTCTGGCAGTGAAATATGTGATATGGTTTCCTTCATCATACAACTTATTGATAGTTTCTATTCTATCATTCCAAGGTTCTGCATCTTCATATGTTTTGGGATCTGGTGTAAGTGTACAAATAGTTCCATCAATATCAACACAGTATCTCATTAATCTCCCCTCTCTATTCTATTACTATCTGAATCAAAATGTTGAGTAGAGAACTCAAATAATTCAGTATCTTTCAGAGCAAACATCTGATGCTTCAAACCAACAGGAACATGAAACTTATCTCCTTGTATTAATGTAGTAGTTTTAGATAATCTTTTATCTTCATCCCATCCATATGCTAATTCAATAGCACCACTTTGAATGTAGAATACTTCATCCTTCAACTTGTGATAATGCCAAGAACATTTTTTACCTTTTGCTATGAAAAGAAGTTTACCACAATAAAGTGAACTGTTAGCAATCCACTTTTCATATCCCCATCCTTTGGATACAAACTTGATTGGATCACTCGCCTGCATCTGCGCATCTTTGGATAATTCTGGTACTGCTCCACCCTTTGATTCTATCAAAGAATCTAACCTCTTTCGCATATTGTCTACCCACTCCATTTGCATGCCTCCAGTCACCCCCATCAATCAAGATGTCAGGTTTGTATAATTGTATAAGGTGTTCTAATTCTGTTTCACTATCAAATTCTAACACAAGGTCAATATATTTTATAGCTTCAAGAATTGCCTTCCTATCTTCAAAGGTATTTATTGGTCTAGTATAACCCTTCATTTCACTGACTCTTTCATCAGAATCTAAACCCACTATGAGTTTATCTCCTAGTGATTTACCAACCTTGAAAAGTTCTATGTGACCAGGATGTAGTAGATCAAAACATCCATTAGTCCAGACTATCTTTGACATAATCTTCTATTGTTTTGAATTTGTAGTTACCCCACTCAGGTTTTGCCATTGTGTATGTTTGATACTTACCTTCTAAATGTTTAGGGAAAGGAACATACTCCACATGTGCATTATAATACTTTGCTACAATATTTGCAACCTCTAGGAATGATCTTGGATTACTTGTACCTAAATCATATATTCCTGACTCTCTGGTATTATCTAATATGATATTTAAAAGATCATCTACACAAATAAAATCTCTGAAATATGTTTTAGAATTTTCAAATACTCTGATCACTCCATCTTTCTTTGCCTGATATATGAACTTACTTACTGGACTAGATTGATCTCTAATTATTTTTTCTTCTTCACCATCACCATACACATTAAAATATCTAAATCCTTGAATATGTTTAAAGTCTTTAATATTATCTCTAACCCAATAATCTACAGTAAGTTTTGATATAGCATAATAATTTAATGGATTCATTGTATCATTTGTCAGACCATATACAGATGCAGATGATGCATACTTCACAGGTATCTGATGTTCTATTGCTAGTTGAAATAAATTCAAACTAAACTCTGTATTTGTTTTCCAGATATCAAATAAATCTTTATCAACTGTTGAAGAGTTAGCACCCTGATGACATATAAAATCAACCTGACTCCAATCCTTAAATGTTAATAAGAAACTCCAACAATTATGTTTTTCAACTTCAACAACATCCCAAGTTTTACTGAGAGTTTTTTTGAATGAACTGCCAATGAATCCATCAGATCCAGTTAGAATAACTTTTCTCATACTACTGTAGTTCCTCTTTTTTTAACAACTCTTGCTGCACAAGAATTTGCGTATGTAATGCTAGAATCTATATCTTCTGTCTCAGTATACTTAACTGCTAATGCTGCCATGAATGTATCACCAGCTCCAGATAAATCCATAACCTCTACCTGTTCTACAGGATATTGTTTGCCATTAAAATAACATCCATTTGATCCCATGGTTTGAATCACCCTATCTTGAACATTAGTGTTCTGGAAATAATCTTTAGATCTTTCATACTCATGATTGTTGATCTTAATAAATCTAGCAGCATTTGCCCAGTTACCTAGAATTTTCTTAGTGTCTAAAAACACTTGAGAATGATTAGTACATATGTACTTAATATCCTCTGTTGTCAAAAATCCTTTATCATAATCTGAGATGATTATACTATCATAATCACCTTTAATATTATTCTCTTTTATTCTATCAATATTAACCACAGAGTCAACTCTCATGAACATATGATTACTAAATGCATCAACATATCTTGTTTTGACAACATCTTCATATCTTTCATTTGTTAGAAGATCTATTCCTTTTGGAAACTTTGTTAGTGATACTACATTACGAAAAACATTATATGCCATGCCAGGTGTATTGATAGTATTCAATACTTCTAATACTGGAACAGGTTTATCTGGTGCTAGTCTTGTAGATTTACAGTATGCATATGAATCTATACAACTGTCTCCTATCACTAGGATTTTCTTTTCCATCAATACCTAGATTTTCTTTCTATTATCATACATGGTTTTCCACTTCTTCTAGCAGCAAGTAAACAACTAGTAACACCAGCACCATTGACTGGATCTAATACAGGAAAACTAACTGCTCTTCTGAATACTTCAGTAAAGTCTTGAGAATGTGTGATACCAGAATAGAAAGGTCCAGCATCAGCAGTCACTGCTCTGATAATAATAGGACATTTAAACTCACCATGAGATATTCTTTCTATCTTATCAATGTGATTAATAATAGCATCAGCAGCAACCATCATAAAGTCATGTCTTTCATAATAAAGAACTGGTAAGAATCCTTCAAATGACATACCAATAGCAAGACCTGCCATCAGGTTTTCTGCTACTGGTGTTTCTAACTTCTGATCATCAGGAACATTCTTTAATGTGCCTATAGCATTACCATACTTAACATTATATCCAATAAAGATAGCACCTAACTTTCCTAGTTGTGTCATTGATTCTATCATTGCATCTTTGTAAGATGCCTGTGGTGCTACCCAATCCTTACCTAAGTAAGTCATTATATTTGGTTCTTTCAGAGGTGGGAAATATTCATTATCAGTTTTCTTATTTGTCTTGGACAAATCTATCATACCAGGTTTTCTACAGTGAGGATATGTTGGCTCATAATGATACTTAATAACATGATCAGAATTATATTCTGGATGAGCTGTCTTACCCCATCTGTCCTGATTAGATGCTTCACATGACCTGTCATTACTTTCTATAATAAATTTACAAGGTAGATCAAATCCCTCTACATATCTAACTGCCTCTGAGAGGTGTCCATTATCCTCTGTACCATCTCCAACAAAGCACCAGACCTTCTGGGTTGATCCCTTTCTTTTCAGTGCCCATGCCACACCAGCAGCAATAGCAGGTGTTCCACCAATGATTGCAGAGACAAAGAAGTTTCTCTTGCGATCATAGATGAACATACTCCTACCATTCTTAATTCTATCCTCTACAACATCAGGTGGTATGCCATGAAGCAAAGCATGATAATGATTTCTATGATTAGAAATTACATAGTCTCCTTCTTTAATATCCTTGAAGATATTAATTAGTTGTTCTTCATTTCCACCTGATAGATGAAATAGAAAAGGAAGTTGATTATCCATATAAAGATCACCTATACGATCCTCAAAGGCAATCAACTCTTCCTTAGTCCATTGTTTTCTCACTACAAATCTTCTCCCATCTTAATCATTATTCTACCTGCATTTCCTGTTTTTAGCAAGTCAAATGCATCATTGATATCATCTAATGCAAATGTATCAGTATGTAGTGTCTCAAAATCTAATTTACTTACATTAGCAAGTCTTACATATCTTGGTATATCTTTCTCAGGATCACCTCCACCACCTTGTGATGCTCTGATAGATTTACCTTGACCATCAAACATAGATAAAGGATTAAAAATATTCAAAGTTGTATCTGGTGCAGGTTGTCCTACTAATATCAATCTACCACTTGGTGCAAGTTTATCAAATGCTTTTGATATAACTTCTGGAACTCCTGTTGTGTCAATGATAACATCAACTTTATGTGGAATATATTCCAAATCATAAGCAAACAAATCAGCACCTACTTCTCTAGATAACTCAAACATATCTTTGTTTATATCTACACCATAAACAGGTTCAGCACATTTCATTTTTGCTGCTTGAATTAAATTCAATCCTACTCCACCACATCCTATAACAGCAACTGATTCACCAAACTTTAGATTGCATTCATTATCAATGATAGCCAATGCTGTTGTCAAAGAACAACCAAGCATGGCAGCAAGAACTGTTGGTGTATCAGAAGGAACTTTTGTCAATCTATTTTCTGATACTATTGAAAACTCACTGAGTGTTGTACACTTACCACTAGAAATAATTTTATCTCCTAGATGATATTTTGGGAACTCTGATTCTATACCTGAACCAGGTCTCCAATGCATTACAACTTTATCTCCTTGCTTTACTGTAGTAACACCTGGTCCTACTTCTTTTACTATACCACAACCTTCATGTCCCATCAGATGTGGCAGAAACTTTTCATTACCTCTGTGTCCTCTAATCTCATGTAATTGTGCACCACATATACCACTTGCTAACACCTTAACATATACCTGACCTGGCATTAATGGTGTAGGAAAAACCTCTTTGATTACTAGAGGTGAATTTAATTTTTCAAGAACTGCTGCTTTCATTTAATCATACATTACACGATCAGGATTAAATATATTTCTTCTTCTCAAAGTAATTGCATTTACATAAAAAGTTTTAGTATTAATTAAATCTACAATTGTGCTTGCAACATCATCAGCTCTCATTAATTTTTCATAATTATATCTATCTTCTGTCATTCTAGTTTGTACACCTCCAAGATATACATCTGTGACTTCTATACCTGTATCAACTGCATCTAATTGTATTGATTCAGAAAATCCTTTCAATCCAAATTTAGAGGCACAATATACTGATTCATTAGAATTAGGATAAAGACCTGCAAGAGAATTTATATTAATAATTCTTCCCTTTTCTTTCTCTAAAAAATACTTATAAACTACTTGCAACATTCTAATTTGAGATCCTAAATTTGTATCAATAATTTCTCCATCATAAATGCCAGCATTATTAATGAAACAATTGATATCATATTTTCTAATATGATTATCTAATTTTTCTGGAAAATCAGAATCTGTAATGTCACCTATTAGAGCATGAGGATCTCCATCCTCTGTTCTGTAATGTCCAAAAGGATTTAAACCATCATGATTCCATATGTCATCATAGAGTGCTTCACCCAAACCAGATGAACACCCTGTGATTAGAATGTTGTTAAATTGATTCATTAATGAATAGAAGTGTCTTGTACTTCCTCAGTCTCAGGTATAATAATATAGTTTAATTTGTCAAAGATGAAACCACTTTGAGCACTATGTTTATTATACACAGCTTCTGATACCATACAGAAACTAAGAAGATCAGGATTATATTCTAGTATAGCAGCACTAAGGGCACTTTGTCCACTATACAATCCAATGATACCAAAAGAAGATCTCATTAGATCACAATAATGAAATATAGATTTCACCAAGACACCATCATCAGAGTCTATTTTTATAGATTGAGAACCAAGATCTTGCTCAAAGAAAACTTGTATAAACTTTTTATCAGGATATTTTTTTCTAATTTTTTCATACTCAGCAGTGACTTCCTTTGGATCATATGCAGGTGGAAAACTTCTCTTATCACCATTATGTTTTAATGATATTGATGATAGATCTACTAATATAGAATCTTCATATCCTTCTATCTTTTTTGGTTCATAATAAATTTTAGGATAGTCATTGGTAGGTGTTAGTCCATGTAACTCTTCCCAGTTTCTAATACAACTATGATATCCATTTCTATTTGTAAATTGTATATCAGGTATATCACCAGCATTCCAATGACCTGATTTTACTCCTTTAATATAAGGATTACAACCCCATACTAAATCATATATTTCTTTATTTCTAAAATGAGATTCATCAAGAACATATGTCTCTCTACCTTGTTGTCTTGAGAATTGTTCTGGAAGCGTAGAGAATTGTAAGCAATCTCCTAAACCACCATGATAAGCTTTAATTAAAACATCATTCATCATAATCTCCATACAATTTGATAACCATCATGTAAAAGTTCTGCATCTATATCTTTCATAAAATCTTCAACATATCTTGCTTTACCACCTTGAACTAAAGTAGATCTATACTGATCAAACTCTGGTGTATTTAAGTGATCATCAACTGCCACTATAGTTCCTTTTGATAAGTTTTTCATACATGCACATAACTCCTTAAGATGATGTACCTGTGATGGAGTGGGATTGTTTGGATCTAAATCAAATGAATCAAGATATAAAAAATCAATCTTATTTCTCTCATCTAAATCCCATAAAAATTTTACTGAATCACTGCAATATACACTTGTTCTATCTGATGTATATTTGTCAGCATAATCTACATTTGCTTGTTTAATATCTACAGATAAAACTTCACCATCATAGAAGTTTATAAAGTCATCAAAGATGTATGTGCTAGCTCCATCATCTCCTAATGCATATGGACTGTTAGCAGGTTTATGATCTCCTCTCATACATCCTGTTTCTACAATCAAATAATTATCTTTCTTTTGTTTTTGATCTAACAATTCAAAGATAATTTCAAAAGAGGTTGCTCTATCTCTAATAGGATTTTGTCCCTCTGGTTTTAATAATCTAGCAAAAAACTTGCTACTAAATCTTTCAGAATAATTCATCAGTTCAATTTCCTATTCTCATCATGGTTTTCATTTAGAATTATATCATGGTGTCTATCCCATACAATTCTAGTATTTTTATGGTGTGCTTTAAACAACCAAGGTGCAGGTGTATGCCCATCAGGTCTTGTGCTACCCCATGTATTATCAGATTCATAATCAATCCAATAAGCACCCACAACTTTGTTTAATTGTTTCCATGCACGATAACATAGATCAGCATCATCTTGATCTTGTGGTGCAAAGATCTCATCAAAGTAATCTAGATTCCACATGTCTTCATGATCCAACATTAAAGGACCACGACATACATTGTTTCTAACAGCAAAGATATCTCTTTGCAATCCTTCATCACGATTTATATGAGATTGATAACCAAACATATCACTCCAATCAGTATCAATTTTTAGATCCTCTTCCTCATCCATATATGCACATCTACTGCTTTGATTAAACCTATAATTAAATGCAGATCTAGCAGTCACACCAAACACATCATAGAAGTTATCAAATGGTTTTTGTAATCTAATATTCCAACCATTTTCTTTTACTACCATATCATCTTGCACAATGATTAACTTATCACCTTCTGCTTCTTTTAATCCTGCATTGTTTGCCTTTGTCTCAAAGACATCTGGTGTATAAACTATCTTTATCTTAATATCTTTATTACCCTTTACAAAGTCATTTAGAATGCTCTCAGAGTCATCTGTGCAACCATCTAATACTACAATCAATTCATATGATCCTGTAGTATTTTGTTTGATACCATCTAATACTCTAGGTAACAACCATCCTTTATTATGAACTGTAAGAATAATACTATGATCAACATCTTCAGATGTTTGTACTTGAATTATCTTTCCTGTTTCATCCCAATCATACACACCATTAGAATATTCTACACCATCTTTATGTTCTAATACATTCCATTTTATAAAATGTCTGATGCCTGTATGTCCCATCACACATGGTAGATTGTATTTTAATTGTAAGAGAGTGATAATACTTTGATCATGTCTATGATCTTGGAATCCTTCTAGATTATCTAATCCAGATTGATTTGGTATATCACTTACACATCTCTCATCAGCACAATATTTCATCCACTCAGTTACAAGTTCTATATTATAATCTGTCTTCTTAAATGCTAGGAATCCATCTTCTAATTGTATTGAGTTCCAGTATCTTTCTTCATCACATCCCATGTAATGAAAACAATCTCTCTTAGTAAACCATTTGTTTACACCAGTATGATTTTGAGATATGAAATACTGATCATGATCTTTCATATAATCACTGATACATTCTTTGATTCCCTGTAAGGGTATATCACCACAATCCATATACACAACAATATCACCATCATTTACTTTCTTGAGTTTATCAAGAATTACAAATGGTTTCCAAAGTGCATAACCAGCTAGTCTATCTTTATCTAAGATATTTTTATTTTCTTTATAGAAATCTGTTGTTTCTAACCACTCTCTAGTATATGCTTCTGCATCATCAAACAAATTATTTTTCTTGATGGTGTCAACTAAAAAGTTCTGATGATCACGATAATTGATATCAGAATAATTGATGTAAAATACTGTCATACTGTAATCACTTTCCAATGAGAAGGATACAAGTCCTTTAATGATTTATGCGAGTTATTAGGACCAAACCAAACACTAGGTGCTATGACAGTTCCTCTGTCTGCTAACCATGCACCCCACCATGAATATGTAGAATTAGATATTATAAAATCACTACACTGAGTCATCAAATACAAATCATGATAAGATCCATTTCCTTCTGATATTATAAATCTATCATCAACAAATAGCAACTGTTCCATACACCACTCAGTATCATCTGAAAATATAACAACCTGTCTATCTTTAGGAAAGTAAGTCAATGCTTCTTTATAATAATCTAATGTAAGATTATGATGATTCATTGAGTTTCTAAGATAGTCACCTCTACGAATATGTAATGCTATTGGGTTTTCAAATACATCTAATATCTCTGCACATTCATTCACTATGTAATCTTGAAAAGTAAATTCTTTTCTAACCTTATCTTTTACGTGTTTAAAATATTTTTCTGTCTGAAAGAATCCAACTAGATTGGTATCTATATCAGGATTTAACTTAAGAAAAGAATCATCATATTCATATGTTTTTTCTTGTAAATCTTGTGCTGGTATAAACCCAACATGCTCTGGATTTATTTTAAAAGCATCAAACAATTCAACTCTCAATCTATTACCTAATCCATCAACAACTACATCATTATGTTTAGGAATACAGCATGATGTTCCTATTCCTTCTGCAACTCCTAAGATACTTGCATACTGGAACATTTGATTTCCTAACTGACCTAACTTACCAAGATAATTAAAACCTATCATTTGTATTTCTTCAGATAATCTTGATTGGTATAATATTGCTTCAACTGATCTTTGTTCATCCTCTGAAGTGACTCCCAAAGATTCTTATTGTTCTGCATATGTGGATTATTATACCATGAATTTTCTCCTCTGGCATGCTCTAAATGATACACCCAGTCATTTATCCTACTAACATTATAACCTAAAGTAATAAATCTGTACAATCTCTCTGCATCTTCAGGTCCCCATGACTTAAAGTTTTCATTCTCCATTCCACCTTCAATATAAGATTTAGTTTTGAAGAATTGCACATGACCTGATTGTGCGTCATAGTCTTTACTCTGTTTCTCTAAGATATCAAACTTACAATCATTAGATAAAAACTCACTCACTAAATTATCATCAGCAAATATTTGTTTCTGCCACATACCTTGTCCATATGGATATACTAAATCATATTCACCTTTACACATCTCTTGCGCTTTGACATATGTATTCACTGGCAATAAAACATCAGAATCATAATTAACAACCACATCTGTATCTACCATTGATAACATCTCATTGAGATATCTCATTCTATAAAATACAGGATCATTTGGATCTGGTGTTTGATGTATATGTGTTAGATTTTCAATTGATTCTTCCACATATTCACTGATCTGTGGTAGTGCTGATTCTTTAAATACAGATTCAGTATCAACTTCTTTTAGTATTATTTTTGTATCAAAATTTTCTAGCAGAAAACAACATACTGTAATGACATTTCTAAGTCTATCATCTGACTCTATCTTTACAGGAATAATAAAAGTTGTATCTTTTAGATCAATCATTATAAGAATATAATTGAATAATATTTTCTCAAATATTTTTGAGTATTATAATATTTTCTAAGTTCTTCTACACTTAAACTTCTTATGTCCTCCATAAGTTTTAAGTTATCTTGAAAGTATATATTAGTTCTTTCTGAATCATCTCCTCTTGAATGTTCTAGATGATAAACCCAATCAATAACTCTGCCTACTTTGTATCCTAGTTTATGAAATCTATAATGTTTTTCTTCATCCTCAGGTCCCCATGCTTTAAAATTTTCATTCTCCATACCTGCATCAATATATGATCTTCTCTTAAAAAATTGTGCATGACCCCATTGTGCTCTATCAATCTGAGTATGTCCTTCAAAAACATTTAAATCAAAATTACCATTTAGAAAATCACTTACTAATTCATCAGATGCAAATACTTTCTTTTGCCATTTAACTTGATCTTCTTGTGTACCAAAACCAAATGGATATACTAAATCATAATCTTCTTTACACATTCTCTGAGATTCAAGATATGTAGATACAGGTAATAAAACATCTATATCATATGCTGCTATAACATCAGTATTAGTTTCACTTAAAAGTTCATTAAAATATCTTGTTTTATGGAAGAATGAATTATCAGATTCCTTTTCAAAAAAGTATTTTATATTTGGATCACTACCTAAAAATTCTTTGATCTGTGGTAGTGCTTCATTCTCAAATACAGGTTCAGAATTAACTTCTTTAATTAAAATATTAGTATCAAATTTACTCAACAAAAAAGAACAGACAGTGATAGCATTTCTAAGTCTATCATCTGATTCTATTCTTACAGGAATAATAAAAGTTGTATCTGTTAGATTGTGTTTAGTCATCTAATGTAATCCAATTATCTGGAAATAAATCACTCAAATCTAAGTGTGACATTTTAGATCCAAACCATTTCTTAGGTGCAACAACTGGACCTGTATTGTTCTGTAACCAAGCACCCCACCATCCTAATGTGCTAGGAGCAAGAATAGCACCTTGACATAAAGACATCAGACAAAGATCTGTATATGGAACACAAGAATGTTTATGTGTACCATCACCTTCTAAACATAGATGATCATATCTTGGAACATCAGTATTAAGTAAGAATCTATCATCATCAAAGTATGATTGTTCTGAACACCATTCTGGATCATCAGTGCATACTAAAATATTAACATCATCATCAAAATATTTTCTTGCTCTATCATAATAATCAAATGAAACTATAGGATGATAATCTTCTCTACCTACATTATCTCCACGCCTTACATGTAAAAATATTATCTTATCATATTCATCTATAAACTCCTTACATGGTTGTAGTATATCATCTTTAAATTCAAAGTCTTCTCTGATTTCATTTTCAATATGTTTGAAATACTTTTCAGTCTGACAGAAACCATCTAGATTAGATCCATCTTGAAAATTATCAAATAATTCTTGATCAAAATTATGACCTGACTCTCTTACATTAGGTGTAGAATTTAACTGTTGTATATTCTCAAAACTAAACATAGCTTGTGGACTATTGTTAGAATTAACAAAACCCTCATGCTTTAAATGTTTCAACTTAAATGGATGATGAATACCATAGTTGGCATAAGTATGATGATCATCAGGAGGAATACACCACTCATATCCATGATGAGCAGCAATACCTCTCAATGCAGCATACTGAAATAACTGATTACCAAATCTACCATTGGTTCCTAATCTATCATATCCAATCATATATCAATCCTATAAACAAATTCTTTTGGTACTTCAAATACTATTCTATCATCACATTTACCTTTAAGCAAATCATCTAACACATATACTTTATAACCAAGATCTAAAAACTCTAAACATAATTGATATTGTTGACTCTCTGTTAGTATATCAGTACCAGGTTTATATGCTATGGAATGAAAACAAAAAGGAAGTCTATCTTTATTTTGATTTATGTAATAATGTTTTAAGAATAAGAGATGTCCTTTATTAAAATTATCAGTTGTAGATCCTATGTTATGTTGTACACCAACTTGTTTAGCATAAGATGCAAAAGCACGATTATCTCTAGGAAAACAAGGACCACCAAATCCAAATCCAAAGTTAAGATATTTACTTCCTATTCTACTATCAGATCCTATTGAAGATAGCACAGTTTCAATCTCATCATAAAGATTAGAATTTGCTAATACTTGACCAATCATATTAGCATAACTGATCTTTGTGGTAAGAAAACAATTAACTGCTATCTTTGTTATCTCTGCTGCCTTTGTACTCATCAAATGAATAGAAGGTTCTTTATATCCATGCTGTATTTTTTTGTATAGGTTTATCAAATTACCTTTATGTTTACCATCTCCTCCAAGTAAAACCATATCAGCATTTTGAAGATCTCTAATTATAGATCCCTGTGCTATGAACTCTGGATTATAAAACACATTCATACCTGTTACACTCAATCTATCTTGAAAGAAATCACAATCACCAGGATTTGTGGTGCATCCTATGACTAATGATTTATCAGATAAATCTTTATCCCATCCATACTTTAATATATCACTAACTACATCATCAACATTATTCACATCATAAGATCCATCTTCCAATGATGGTGTTAATACTAATGTAAAAATTATATCTGATTTTTCTATGACTTCTATATTATCAGTAGTAAATTCTATGTTACTAGACTCAGCAAGATATTTTGATACCTGTGGTTCTGTTGTTATTATGTTTTTATTTTGAAGACCTGTGATATAGTCTTGACGAATATCTGATGCAATTACAGAGTAACCTGCTTTCTCCATCAAAAGAGCAAGGCAGAGTCCAAGTCTACCTGCTCCAATCAAACCAATTTTCATATTGTGAATGTAGGTATAGGATTCATCTTATGTGCATTCATTGTAGCATATTTTTCCAATACTTTCAATCCAGAACCTTGACCTGTTTCCATTGCCTCTTCTAGTTCTGAATATGTAGCACCTAGTTGATCTTCATCTGTTCTACCATCATCCCATAATCCATCAGTTGGTTTTGCTTCTATAATTCTAGAATCTACACCTAAAACTTTACCTAGATTCCACACTTCTGACTTATAAAGATCTGCTATTGGCGCAATATCCACACCTCCATCTCCATACTTGGTGTAGAAACCCACCCCATAATCTTCTACTTTATTACCTGTGCCAACAACTATACCTTTATACTGACCTGCAAACTGATATAGAGTTACCATTCTTAATCTAGATCTTGTGTTAGCAAGTGCATGATTATCAGTAGCATATCTTTCTAGATCATGTTTAAATGTATCAAAAGTATTTGTCAAATCAACCTTGTGTGATTCTACATTACTATACTTTTCAGATAACCATTTTAAATGTGCATCAGATAAAGTTTCTTGTTCTTCTTTCTGATGTATTGGCATACCCAAAGCAAAGACAGGATATTCTGTTTCTGCTGCAAGAGTAGATGCAACTGCTGAGTCAATGCCACCTGAGACACCAACAATAAAACAATTCATACCAGAAGACTTTATATAATCAGTCATCCAGTTTTTTATATCAGTTTTTAATTTAGGATAATCAGTAATTCTATTCATGATTTCTAGTAAAGTTTTTCAATAGAGTTGATAAAATTTTTAGCAACAGTGTAGTATGTTCCTTTATTTAACGCATATTCATATCCTTCTTTTTGTTTCTTTTTTCTTGCACTTTCATTGTTCAAATAAAAGTCAACCTTTCTTACTAAGTCATCATAATCTTTAACATAAACAGCAACCCCATCTGTTGCTTCTTCTGCCATCATGCAATCAGTAAGAACTACACATCCATAAGCAATTCCTTCAAATGTTCTCTCAGTTGGTAATCCATTCTTGATGTTATCATCTGAATTAAATCCTAAACATATTTTAGAATCTAAGAATGCTTTTTGTATTCTCTCTTCTTCCTCTAGAAAAGGAGGCCAATAGTGTACAAAACAATTATACTTCTCTGCTAACTTATTTGTCCACTCTGGTTTGTACTGACAACCACAAAAACCACAATCATATTTGTCTGTTCTCTCTGCTAAAACTTCTTCAAGTTCATCAGGGTGAACACCAGCAGCAAATGGTAAATCAATGTGTTCAGATTGTCCTATGTATGTACTATAATATTCTGGAAAATATCCTTCCCCATATTGAGGACTTCTATAATATTCTCCAGTAAATGCTACCTTCTTAAATGGAAATAGTTTTTGTGGTTTCCAGTAATGTCTATAAAGAACATTGTGAAATGTCCAGAACAACCATACTGTTTTTGGAAATCTTTCAGCAAGTTCATCAAACTCTTTTACCCAATCATAACCTGCAGCATTAAGTTGATCATAAAAGTTATCACATAAAAGAAAAACTTGATCATCAGCATCATCTACATGATCAAAATCAAGTAACTCAGTTACCTCCAGACCATGCATCTGAAATGAACCTACAAATTTAGTTGTCATAAAATGATGAGTTCCCTTAGTTTGAAACAAGGGAGTGTTGATCATGTAGATCTTATTGATCTTTGTCATTTCAAAATGCTATTTTTTCTCTTACCTTTGTGACTTCATCTTTAACAAGATTTTCTTTCTTGACCTGTTCATTTATCCAAGCATAAGTTCTTGATAAACCTTCTTCAAGAGTTAGTTGATAATCCCATCCAAGTTTTTCTCTAATGAGATCATTGTTTGAGTTTCTTCCTCTCACACCTAAAGGAGCATCTAACTTATGTCTTTTAGACACTGCTTTACCTGCAACTTTAGCAACCTTCTCTACAAGTTCATTGATAGTCACCATTTCTTCTGAACCAATATTTACAGGTCCTATGAAATCAGAGTCCATCAATCTCCTTGTTGCTTCTATACATTCATCAATGTATAAGAAAGATCTTGTTTGTTGTCCATCTCCCCATACTTCAATACCACCACCAACATCAGGAAGTCTTGCTACTTTTCTACAGATTGCTGCTGGTGCTTTTTCTCTGCCTCCGTCCCAAGTGCCTTCAGGACCATAGATGTTATGGTATCTAGTGACGCGTACAGGTATACCATAATTACGGTGATAAGAAAAATACAAACGCTCGGAGAAGAGTTTTTCCCACCCATATTCTGAGTCTGGGTTTGCTGGATATGCTGATGATTCACGACAATCAGGATTATTAGGATCAAGTTGGTTGTACTCTGGATACATACATGCTGAACCAGAGTAGAATATTTTAGTTTTGTTTACAGATAAACTTTCATTTAATATTCTTTGTTGTTCTAATATATTCAAGTTAATTGTTGCTGAGTTCTGCATGATAGCAGCATCATTTTCTCCAGTGAAAACAAAACCTGCACCACCCATGTCAGCAGCAAACTGATAGATCTCATCAAATGGTTGCCCATCCACAGCAATGATGTCTTTTACTAAAGGAACATCTCTTAAATCTCCCTTTACAAAATCATGAGCTTCTGATTCACTGAAGTCTGGATACTTTTGATCAACTCCTCTTACCCAATATCCCTCTGAACGCAGTCTCTTTACCATGTGGCTACCAATAAAACCACCAGCACCACAGACTAATGCTTTTTTGTTAAATGCCATTTAAATTTAATAAGTACTTTTGTTTATATTATATAAGAAAACTATGGTTGTGTAAACCTTTAGTCTATATCCCCATAGTGTTTCTTAAGTTTATTAATTAATCTATCAACTCTTGCTTCTAGTGCTGATAATCTGTCAGTGTCAACATCTTCTTCACCATGATGACACTTTGGATGTGCCTCTTGTTCTAATGCTTGTAATCTTTTTTCTACCTCTACATCATACTTAGACATAGAAGCACCACTTGCAGACTTTGCTGCTGAACCTTTTGCTGCCATTTTTAATTTAATATCTGTCTTATTTATTAACAAAACTAAAAGGTAATGGTGGCATTTTAAATTTGTAATGATCCATTAGATTTGCTCTCAGTAATTTTAATCTAAAAATCTTTGATGGATTTAAAGCAGATGTTCTTTGAACATCTGCTATTGATAACTCTAATAAATTTGCATACTCAAGAATATATAAGTCTCTCTGTAGAGATGGTTGAAACTTATGTTGGAGTATTTGAATATTTCTATCAGGTAAACTGCAAAAGAAATGAAC